GGAAAATATCGACGTGATTATTACATTTGTCTGGAATAAAACGATGTCGCGACTGTAATTCCTCTAAGCTCGGAAACGACTCAAAGATTTCTTCTGCTGACATTCGTATTTTTTTTATTGTATTTCTAATAAACTGACTTTTTGATCGATCAGCTATCCATTCCATATATGTCTCATAAGGAGTTTTAGGGGTTAAAGACTTAGCATATTCATAAACAGCCTTACACGCCTCATATGCAGGAAGATTAGTGCCCGCTGTATCCCAAGTTTGACCAAAGGATTTCATCAACAGACCCAATATACCCTCCTCCTCAGTAACAGCACACAATCTAACTAAAGACTCAATATATGGTTTAAATGGAAGAACTGGAGCACTTTCAGGTCCCAAAAAATTTTCTATAAAATATCGTTTCAAAAATTTTGGACCTTGATAAACAAAAGTACCCGAGTTATGATTAACCACAGAGAGAAAACGATCATATTCTTTGTAATCTCTCAACTCCATGCCCATGAACTCCTTCAAAAATACAGCAAATGAAGTAGCTCCTAATATCCCTCGTAAGACTTTTGGAGCGCACCATATATGATCATCACCATAAATTATAATAGCAATGAACCGATTTATAACACATCGATGTATATATGGAGCAGCATGTGGATATATCAATTTAGTATATTCTATATAAAGAAAGAAAATGAGACCCATTATCCATGAGTCTCCGTGTGATGTCTCTTTTCCTCCTGAATACATCACACCTCGTATCAAACGCCATATCGTACCTGGTTGAAGAGTTATCTTATTAGTAACATGATACATCAACAACAAATACAATCTCTTTAATAACCGACGCTGAGAGGGATTCATGGAAGACCAATTATAATAACGTGCACCAGCAGCCAAATATATATAAAGTTGCCAATCAGTAATATGCTTATCTAAAGCGGAAATATCACCATCCACCCAAAACAAATCTGAATTCTGATAATTCATATATTTAGCAAGTTGATACCACCCACCATGCCAGTGGGTACAACCAATGCATATCATTTCTCCTCGATCTACCAACATCCTATCTTTATGTAGAAGTTCAGCTAATAACGTTAAAGTAACACTTGGAATAAAAAACTCTCGCGCTCGTTGAAGCGAAAAAATAAGTTCACCATATTTTTTTTCATAAAGTAATCGAATCTCTTGTTTCCACTTTGTAACATTTAAGGGCAAAAAATTATCTATAATCTCTTGTATCTCTTCCTCTGTAGCCGCGGCATTAATAATATCATGCAACTCACGCGCAGCAGCTTCAAACAAATGGACTTTCTTACCTGAATTAACTACCGATATTTTTATATCTTGACCAAACATCGTAGCTATAGGAGTATTCAATATGCCTCCTGAAGTTCCAAATTTCACCATCTTGTGCAACATCCTAGGATGATACACAAATCGAAATTTACCATAATATTTTTTTGTACGTAAATGGTGAAATAAATAACTTAACGCCGTGGGGATCATCTTCTGTACTTTTGAAAATACAGGGCCTCGCTGCGCTGTGTCAAAAGAAAACTCTTTCAACAACCGCAATTGTTTTGCTATACTAATATCATTTGTAGCAAAAGTATATAAAGGGCAAGGACCATTGACTGTCTCAACCTCTTTCGTCAAAATAAAATTTACTGATGTTCTTTGACGACAAAGAAGTTCCAATCCTCCCGGAACAGGATTATTACGTAATCCTAAACTATCTGCCACAACAGAATCTACTATCTTTGAAATAGTATCAACTGAAGAATGAAACTTAGTCTCTGTAGGACGAAGTTCATTACGATGACTAGTAATAGCTCGTAAAGGAATCTGAGAGGAAGGAGTGTAGTAATCCTTCATCCAATGAAAATGAGTATCCAAATGAATGGAATGCTCAGTAACAATAGGACGACCAGATACCGACCGAATCGAATAATGAGACGCATAATAAGAATACACGTGCGCAAACATCTCATCTCGAGTAGAAAAATCTTTTTGACAGATGAGATAATCTTTAACAGAAGGTACCGTGGATGTAATCAATATACCACACTCTTCACGGTGACGGGGACATACTTGATAAGAAAAATTCATTCGTCTAGCAGGTCGATAAAACAAATAATTTGTAACTAACCGACGGGGTAGAGAAATTTTAACTAGATAAAAAGCGAATAAACTTGACAAGTGATAACGAGAATTTAAATTCTGTGTTAATTCCAGTATACTCTAACGGAATGTACTGAATATCCGAG